GTCGCCAAGGCCTACCGCACCGCCAACGGCGCCGAGCCCGTCAAGGTCTGGGCGCAGCACCGCACCACCGGCAAGTGGATCCACGTCAACGTCCTGGGCCCCATCGACCAGTCGCTCTACACCGCCCTCCAGACGTACAAGGCCACCCGCCACCTCGCCGCCGCCAACTACACGGAGGCTGCCTAAGACCAACTGGGAGCTCACCGTCGCCGAAGAAGCACAGCTCGACCGGGATTACTGGGAACGCGAACCGGACGCCGACGAAGAGGAGGACGACGACCCGCCGGAGACCCGCACACGCCTCTGCGACTGCGGCAGCTGCTGCTGGGCCTGCGGCCACTACCCCGGCTGCACCAGCCAACAGACCACCGACGACTGACTGGCCCAACCTGCCCGCCCCACACCTTCACCGTGGGGCGGGCCACTTGCGTACCCTCCGTGTCATCCTGTGACCGAAGGGAGGCGCGCCATGGTCAACCCCAACCAAGACGCCCGAGGCGGCAACGGCAAATACACCCGCAGCCTCACCACCGCCAAACGGGACGCCGAAGCCGCCAACCTGCGCAGCAAGGGCTACAGCTACACACGCATCGCCGAAACCCTCGGCTACAGCGACCGCGGCTCAGCCCACCACGCCGTCAAACGCGTCCTCGAACTCACCGTGCAGGAAGCCGGCGAAGAGCTCCGGCAGGTGGAACGCGAACGCCTCGACCGCCTGTCAGAGGCAGCATGGGCGGTACTGGAACGCCAGCACGTCACCGTGTCCAACGGCCGCATCGTCTCCCTCGACGGTCAGCCGCTCCCCGACGACGCCCCCGTCCTTGCCGCGATCGACCGGCTGCTCCGCATATCCGAGTCCCGCCGCAAGCTCGAAGGCCTGGACGCACCGACGAAGACTCACGTCTCGGGCGGCGTCAAGTATGAGGTCGTTGGAGTGTCCACAGAGGACCTTATGTGACCCAACTGACCTGTGGGAACGGTAGAATTGCGCACGACAGCGCCGGATGTCAGATCTGCTCGGCAGCCCCTGACAGCCCGTATTCGCTGCACGTTGACCACGACCATGCTTGCTGCAACACCCGCAAGGGGTCGTGCGGCAAGTGCATACGGGGCCTCCTCTGCTCCCCGTGCAACACCGCTCTTGGTCTGCTGATGGACGATCCGCATCGTCTCCGCGCCGCCGCGAATTACCTGGAGCGCGGCCGTGACCGCGGCTGACACCGTTGTTCGATACGAGCCGCGGGGCGCAGCCAGCGAGCTGTTCCGTACCCGTGTGTCCGAGGTGGCCATGGCCGGGCCGGCGGGCACGGGCAAGTCCCTCGCTTGCCTGTTCCGTGTCCATCTTGCCGCGCTGAACAACCCCGGCATCCGCTGTCTCATCGTCCGTAAGACAGCCGTCAGCTTGGGCGCGACGACGCTGGTGACGTTCGAAAAGAAGGTAGCCGCCCACGCCATCGCCGCCGGACTTGTGCGCTGGTTCGGCGGGTCGCCGCGCGAGGCCGCGTGCTACCGGTACGAGAACGGCAGCGTCATCGTCGTCGGTGGCATGGATAAGCCCGAGAAGGTTCTCTCCTCCGAGTACGACCTTGTGTTCGCGGACGAGGCGACCGAGCTCACCGAGACGGACTGGGAGACGCTGGGTACCCGGCTTCGCAATGGAGCCCTGTCCTGGCAGCAGCAGATCGCAGCGTGCAACCCGGACAAGCCAAAGCACTGGATCAAGCAGCGATCCGAGCGCGGCAGCATGACCATGCTGCACTCGCGGCACCGCGACAACCCGGCCTACGTGAACGCCGACGGGACGCTCACCGATAAGGGCCGCGATTACATGGCCAAGCTCGATGCGCTCACCGGCGTCCGGCGTCTGCGCTACCGAGATGGCATCTGGGCTGCGGCAGAGGGATTGATCTATGAGGGGTGGGACGATGACGTGCACCTCGTAGCCCCGTTCGATATCCCTGACTCGTGGACGCGGTGGCTCGTGGTCGACTTCGGATTCACCAACCCGTTCTGTGCGCAGTGGTGGGCCGAGGACGGAGACGGTCGGCTGTACCTGTACCGGGAGATCTACCGGACGAAGCGACTGGTTGAGGATCATGCGAAGCACATGCTGCGCCTGGTGACCAAGTGCACCGACTGCTGCGACTCGGAGGCCGGCGGGCACGATTGCCACAACTGCAAGGACTGCTCAAAGGAGTGGACGGAGCCGCGCCCGCGTGCAGTGATCTGTGATCACGATGCGGAGGACAGGGCGACGCTGGAGCGACATTTGGGCATGTCGACGTCGGCGGCAAAGAAGACCGTTTCCGACGGGATCCAGGCGGTGCAGTCCCGGCTCAAGGTCCAGCCCGACGGGCGTCCGCGTCTGATCCTGGTGAGTGGCGCACTGGTTGAGCGGGATCCGGAGCTGGAGGCCGCGAAGAAGCCGACGTGCACGGAGGAGGAGGTTACTGGCTACGTGTGGGCAGTGAAGCCCGGTGGCGCGTTGAAGGAAGAGCCGTTGAAGGAAAATGACCATGGGATGGACTGTGTGCGCTATATGACGGCCGAGCGGGATCTTGGTGGCCGTCCGAGGGTGCGGATCATGACGAGTCGACCGACAACTAGGGGTTACGGTGCGTAAGCACATCACTCATGCGATGCAAATCTTCCGGCCGTACAGCATCTTGACGGGAGGATTTACACTAATCTCAGTCGGCAGCGCTACTATTTACGGTGCGGGCGTTGGGTTGGTGACAGCTGGTGTCCTCGCCGTAGCCCTCGACTGGCACACCGGACGCGACACGTAGCAGAGGGGAGGGACCCGTGGGCAGATCCTTCGTCCACTCCCTCGCCACCGCCACCAGCACCCTCCGCAACAAAGTCCCCACCCCCTACGTCTCCGGCCGCAACCTCGCCTTCCCCTGGACTCAACTCTCCGGCGCCGAAGCGCAGATGCGGGCCATGGGCTCCGTCGGCACCCTCTTCTCCATCGTCAACCGCCTCTCCAACGCGGTCGCCCTGGTCGACTGGAAGCTGTGGCGCAAGGCCCCGTCCGGGCTGAAGGAGGACCGGATCGAGGTCACCCGCCACGCCGCCCTGGACTTGTGGAACAAGCCCAACGCGTTCATGACCAGACAGGAACTGGTCGAGGCGATGGAGCAGCACATCGAGCTGACCGGCGAGGGCTGGCTGTCGATCGCCCGCCATGGGCGCTCGTCGCTGCCGCTGGAGTTGTGGCCGGTCCGCCCCGACCGCATGATGCCCGTCCCGCACCCCACGGACTTCATCAGCAAGTATGAGTACACGGGCCCGGCCGGCGAGAAGATCCCCCTCGAACTCAACGAGGTCATCTTCCTGCGCACCCCCAACCCACTCGATCCGTACCGGGGTATGGGCGCAGTGCAGTCGATCCTCATCGACATCGACTCCACCCGCGCGTCAGCCGAGTGGAACCAGGCGTTTTTCCGCAACAGCGCTGAGCCCGGCGGGATCATCTCGGTCGACGCCACGCTCCAGGACCACGAATTCGACGAAATGCAAGCGCGCTGGCATGAGCAGCACCAAGGCGTTGCCAACGCGGGCCGCGTGGCGATCATCGAGCGCGGCGCCACATGGGTAGATCGCAAATACACGCAGCGGGACATGCAGTTCGTGGAACTCCGCCAGGCGTCCCGCGACACGATCCGTGAAGCATTCGGCGTGCCCGCGTTCGTGCTGGGCGAGGTCGGCGACGTCAACCGCGCCACCGCCGAAGCGTCGAAGGTTCTGTTCGCGGAGCTGCTGACCGTGCCGCGCCTGGAGCGCATCAAGCAGGCCCTCAACAATGATCTGCTGCCGATGTACGGGCCGGACACGGCCGCCGCCCTGGAGTTCGACTACGAAGACCCCGTACCCCCGGACGCTGCCGCACGGAACGCCGAGCTCACCGCGAAGGCCACCGCGGCGAAAGAACTGATCGGCGCAGGCCTCGACTCCAGGGCCGTCCTGGAGTACCTCGACCTGCCGGTCATGGCGTACACGCTGCCCGCTCGCCCGCCGGCCCCGTCTCCCGCGACTCCGGCCGCGCCTGCCCCGGCTGCGCGTCTGGACATTCACCATCACGCCGCCCCGCAGGCCCGCGCCGTGGCCACCCGGCCGCGGCCGGCCCTGCCCCTGGTGTACGCCGCTGATGAGGCGCAGAAAGTACGGGCACCGCTCGACACTGCCCTCGACACGCTGCTGGAGCAGTGGGAGCCGATAGCCGAAGCCCAGTACGAACAGCTCGCCGCCCAGATCCAGGAAGCCGTCGACGCTGGCGACACCGCGGCGCTGGCCGCCCTGACCGTGTCCACTGACGATGCGGCTGATGTACTGCGGGCCGCGGTCGCAGACATGGCCGAGGAGGGTGCGCGGCAGGTCGTTGAAGAGGCCGCCGCGCAGGGCGTGAAGGTCCGCAAGCCGCGCCTGGACCGGTCGTTGCGGAACGCGTTCGGGTCGGAGCTGGTGGGGATTGCCGCAGCTACGGCAGCGCTCCTGGCGGCGGATGTGGCGGCGTCGGGGGGGCGTGAGGCGCTGCGGCTGCTGGTGCCGGGCGCTGATGGTGAGGGCGTCGCGGGGAAGGTCGTCACGTTCCTTAAGGGGTTGAAGAACTGGTTCCGCCGCGACCAGTTGGGGGGTGCGTTGCATCGGGCGCAGAACGCGGGCCGCATCGCCACGCTGCAGGCCGCTCCGACCGCCCGGTATTTCGCCACAGAGCGGAACGACGCGAACCGGTGCCCGCCTTGCGCAGAGATCGACGGCACCGAGCTTGCCGACCTGGCTGCAGTGCAGGCCGTGTACGGGACGGGCGGCTACCTGCGGTGTGAGGGCGGCGTCCGCTGCCGAGGCACCGTCACGGCCGTGTGGGACCAAGGAGGCGAGGACTGATGAGGCCCGAGGAGATAGCCGCACGCGGCAGGGCAACCCGGCCTGCACTCGCTGCGCCGGACGGGACTGAAGGCTGGTACCGAATCACCAACACCGCCGACACGGGCGGCGAACCCGTCGCATCGATCAGCATCTACGGCGACATCGGCTCATGGGGCATCAGTGCCGCGAGCTTCCTTGAGGAACTGAAGACCGTCGACGCGGCCGAGATCAGCCTCCACCTCAACTCCCCTGGTGGGGAAGTCTTCGACGGCCTCGCCATCCACAGTGCCCTGCGCTCCCACCGGGCCCGGGTCATGGTGCAGGTTGACGCGCTCGCCGCATCCATTGCCTCTGTGATCGCCATGGCCGGTGACCGGATCACAATGAGCCCCCACTCACAGCTCATGATCCACGACGCGATGGGCGTCAGCATGGGCAACCCCGAAGAGCTGCGCGAATACGCCGACTTCCTCGACCGCCAGTCCGACAACATCGCCGCCGTCTATGCCGAGCGCGCCGGGGGCACGGTCAAGCAGTGGCGGGCCCGGATGCGCGAGGAGACCTGGTACTTCGCCGACGAAGCGGTAGAGGCGGGGCTCGCGGACGAGGTCGCCAAGCCGCTGCGTCAGGACGAACCCGAAGCGGACCGGGCGCTGGCCGCATCGTGGGACCTGTCGGTCTACAACTATGCGCACACCAGCCGCGACCATGCCCCCGCACCCGACATCACCCCGGCACCGGCTAGCGGCGGCATCGTCACCGGCCTGACTGTCGTCGACGAGGGCCCCGTCTGTGACGGAGCACTGCCAGCACAGTTCGACCCCGCGGCGTTCCGGGCCGCGACCGTCGCCGCCCTCGACCTCATGCCCGACTATCAGCCCGACCACCTGCGCGACCTGATAGCCGGTGTCGCCAACGACGCGCCGACCGCACCACCAACGGCGCCCGCCGCCCCCACTGCGCCGCAGCCAGCCGCAGTGCATGCGCCTGAGCCGCCGCGGCCCGCCGGCGAAGTCGTCGCCGAATACCTGCGTGCGGTGATGACAGGCGTCGCCAACAACGCCCCCGCACCCCCGCACCCCCCGGTATCCGAACAGGGCGCTCCTGATCCTGTCCCCGCCATCGACCGAACAGTCTTTGACCGTGCCCTATGGGAGGCATCACTGTGACTACGACCATGATCCGGGGGCAGCGCGAGGCTGTGGTGTCCCGCATGCGCGAGCGGATGATCCTGCGCGCCGGCTTCGACCCCCGCACGATCGGCCGCGCCTACAACCAGGCCGCCCCGGCCGCCGACCCCGAGCGCCTCACCATCCCCACCAATACGGCTGGGCTGGAGGAAATGCTCGGCGACTCGGAGAAGATGCAGCGCGTCTTTGCCGACAAGAACGGGGCTTTCGGCGAGTTCATCACCAACTATGCCCGCTCCGTCCACAACCGCGACCTCAGCATTGCCACGCAGGTCAAGGAGCAGACGGAGCAGGTCCTCGCGAACTGGCTGCGGGAAAACCAGCCCGAGGGCGTCGACCGCATCGACATCACCCCGAAGGCTGTCGCCGCGACCGGCAACGCCCGCAACCACGTGCACAACCCGCGGGCGATGGGCGCCGTCCTGGACCGCGAGTTCAAGAACTCGGCGGAGTACTTCCAGACGATCTGGCACAACGCCAACCGCACGGCGGACATGCAGGCCAAGCTGACCCGCGTCCGCAACGCGTTCTCCTCGACGGTCCCGTCGGAGGGTGGGTTCCTCATCCCGGAGACGCTGCGCAGCGAGATGCTGTCGGTGGCGCTGGAAATGTCCGTCGTCCGGCAGCGGGCCCGCGTCATCCCGATGGAAACCCTGAGGGTGCCGTTCCCGGCGATCGACGCCACCAGCAACGTGTCCTCCGTGTACGGCGGTGTCGTCGGCTACTGGACCGAGGAAGGCGCAGCGCTCACCGCGTCGCAGGCGGCGTTTTCCCGTATCGTCCTCGACGCGAAGAAGCTCACCGCGTACACCGAGGTCCCCAACGAACTGATCTCCGACAGTGCGATCAGCTTCCAGGCGTTCCTGGACCAGATCTTCCCCGAGGCCCTCAACTTTTACGAGGACCTCGCATTCCTCAAGGGAACCGGCGTCGGCGAACCGCTGGGCGCGCTCTCTACGGGCAACAGCGCGATCGTTGCCGTTGCCAAGGAGGCCGGGCAGGCCGCCGACACGATCGTGTGGGAAAACCTCGTCAAGATGTACGCGAGGATGCTCCCCGGCTCGCTGGACCGCGCCGTGTGGGTCGTCTCCCCGGACGTGTTCCCCGAGCTCGCCACCATGGCCCTGTCCGTCGGTACCGGCGGGTCCGCGATCTGGCTCAACAACGGTGTCGCCGGACCGCCCATGACCATCCTCGGCAGGCCGGTCATCGTCACAGAGAAGGCCCCCGGTCTCCTCGGCGACCAGGGTGACATCAGCTTCGTCGACTTCGGGTTCTACCTGATCGGTGACCGTCAGGTCATGTCCGCCCTGAGCTCGCCGCACTTCAAGTTCCAGAACGACCAGACGGCGTACCGGATCATCCAGCGCGTCGACGGTAAGCCGTGGCTTCAGTCCGCGATCACCCCCCAGAACAACAGTCCCGCATTGAGCCCGTTCGTACAGCTCGCAGTCCGAGCCTGATCCAGCCGGCCCCGACCGGCACTGACACCCCGGCCGGGGCCCGATCCGCAGAGGCACTCAACCCCCTCAAGGAGGGCACACCATGGAAGCACTCGGGCGAACGATGAACCCGATTCTCCTCGCCGACAACACCTACATCAATCTGAAGGACGGCTCCGGCGTCACCTTCGAGTGCTACCTGGCCGCAGCCGCAGGCGACACCTACACCCTCACCGAGGCAACCACCGCGGCGGGCGGCGGTGCGCAGGTCCTCACCACCATCACCCGCTACTACACCTCAACGGGTGACGGCACGGACACGTGGACCAAGCGGACTCAGGCCGCGGCGTCGACGGTCGTGACGGCGGCTGCGGCCACGCAGAACGGGATGATCGTCGAGGTTGACGCGGTGGAACTCTCCGACGGCTTCGACTACGTGAAGCTCGCCTCCACCGGTGCGGGGAGGGTCACTGCGGTTCTGCGGGATCTGACCGTGCAACGGGCGCCGGCGAACCTTCCGGCTCTGGGGGTCTGACCATGTCTGTTCTCATCCAGGCGAATCAGCTTCGCCTCATCAACCTGGGTCAGCGGGTTTCGAAGTCGACGGGCACGCTGGCGGCGACGACGGTTGCTCTGTTCACGATCGCGGGTGGCCGGGTCGGCATCACGGCGATCTACGGCCACGTGGGTACGGCGATCACGGTTGCCAACTCGTACAAGCTGGTGTCGAATCCGACGACCGGCACGACCATGGATCTCTGCACGGCCACCGACCTCGGCACCAACGACACCCCGGCCGGAGCCGTCCTGTCGATGACGAGTCCGGCGGCGGTGATCACCGGCGGGTCCACCACCACCGTTTCGACGGCGTCTTTGACGGGGATCGTGCCGATCCCCGTGGGGCAGATCGAGTCGGTGTCGGCCGGTACCGACGGCCAGATCACGTGGGTGGTCTTCTGGATCCCCCTCGATGACGGCGCGACGCTGGTGGCGGCCTGATGGCTCTGTGGGTGTGCAGTGGCGGTGGGTGTGGTACGGCGTATTCGCTGCGCCTGTCGCGCTGCCCCCGCTGCCACGGCATCAAGTTCGTGGAGGACTCAACGCCGAAGATCGCCCGCCACGCTGGGGCGTCAGACCGGGCGATGCCCATCCTGAATATCGAGGAGAAGGCCGAGCCGTCGTCGTCCGAGCCGGGCAAGTCTGCACCCCGCAAGGCTGCCCGCACGCAGGCACGACGGTAGGCGGCCGACATGACCCTGTGGGTGTGCACCGACTGCACCACCGTCTACACGGTGGGCGCCCCGTGCTGCCCGCACTGCCGATCGACCGAGCATGTCGAGCAGGGAGAACCCATGCCGAAGATCACCCGCTATGGCGGGCCGACCATCGCCGGGGCCGCTACGGCCACCCCCGCTGCGGCGGCACCGGTCCCCGACCCCATCATCCGCACGGATGCGCAGCTCACCGACAAGCCGGAAGGAGGCGAGGAGTCATCTCCTGGGAGCAGCTCATCAGTATCTACCGAGACGCAGCCGACACCCTCCGAGCCGAGCGAGCAGCCCCTCCCCAAGCGTGCCCCCAGGACGGGGAGCCGCTCCGGGAAGGGCCGGACAGCCAGCTCTTCTGCCCCTTCGACGGATGGACAGTCGACGGAACCTACGTCGGCTGACGGCGACGCCTGACCAGACGACCGGACGAGCCAGCGTGAGGAGGTGAAGGCGTGAGTAACAAGCGGCTGCCGACGTATGTGTTCAGCATGGACAAGGTCGCGAGCGTGGTCGCCGCGAACAACTACATGTCCATTTTCAACCCCGTCACCAACCCTCACTTCCTGGCCGTCGGCGGGTTCTTCATCTCGGCCGTCCTGCTGAACCCGTCCTCCGTCGTGGACTCATTCCGGGGGTGGCGGATCACGACGGCAACCGGCGGGACTCTCCAGGACGACGCGGCTGTCGGCAAGATCCAGTCGCATTTTCCGGATCCAACAGCGGAACTCCGGACAGGCAACCCGACCTGCACCATGGGCGCTGCCCTGTTCAACGTTCCGGCTCCGGTCGAAAACAAGGCCGCTCCCGCGCAGATCATCTCCCTCGGTGAAGCCGGGCCCTTGATCCTGACTCCGGGCGAGGGGGTCGTGCTGCGGACCGAAGCTGCCGCCGGTGCTGGCGGAACCTGGAACTTTTCAGTCGTCTGGGCGGAGGGACCTTAAGTGGCTGTACCAATCGCATCCGGATCTCTGACCGCCGCAACCACTGTCGGACCTGGCGCAACTGTCGACTTCGCCACCTGCGTCGCCCACGTGTCGATGGTGCTGGTGTCAAACGGAAAGATCGACAGTGGGGTTGTCGCGGTGGAGGCGTCCCACGACGGAACGAACTGGTTGAAGATGGAGATCCATACGCCGCAGACCGGTTTCAACCAGGGGTATCACGGCAGCGTTTCGGCTTTCCGGTACTGGCGGTCGAACATCCTGGTGGAGATCGCCGGAGGCGGTTCGGTGACCGCGACGTTCATGGAAGCCGGGTGACGGGAGATGACGACCTACGCGACCCGCGAGGAGATCAAGGAAGCCCTCGACTTCAAGGAGACGGCCCGCGCGAACAGGCAGATCGACCGCGCCATTGAGGCAGCCTCACGCAGCGTCGAAGCCCTGTGCCACAGGCGGTTCTACCCCGAGATAGCAACACGCCTGTTCGACTGGCCAAACCAGCAGTACGCACGGCCGTGGCGGCTGTGGCTCGACCAGAACGAAATCATCTCCGTCACCGCCCTCTCCGCCGGCGGCACCGTCATCCCGTCGACGGACTACTTCCTCGAGCCCAACGAGTACGGACCGCCGTACAACCGGCTGGAGATCGACCTGGCCTCATCCTCGGCGTTCGGCGGTGGTGACACGCACCAGCGGAACATCAGCATCTCCGGCCTGTTCGGCTACCGCAACGACGAGAGCATCGTCGCCGACGCGGACGGTGCGATCGACGCCACGCAGACCAGCATTGACGTTGCCACCGCACCCGGCATCGGCGTCGGCTCCCTCCTCCGCATCGGCACCGAACGCATGATCGTGTCCGAGCGGCTGATGAAGGACACGTTCATCGACATCGGCGTCGCCCTGACCGCCAGCAACAACGATGTGACCCTGGCCGGAGTGTCCACCGGGTTCTCCGTCGACGAGGTCATCCTCATCGACTCGGAACGCATGCTCATCGTCGACAAGTCCGCCACATCCCTCACTGTGAAGCGGGCTTGGGACGGCAGCGTGCTGGCCGCGCACAGCATCGGAGCCGGCATCAACGCCCTGCGCACCTTGACCGTGACGCGTGGCGCGCTCGGCACCACCGCCAGCACGCACTCCAGCGGCGATGACATCTACAGGTGGGATCCGCCCGGCCCGGTACGCACCCTCGTTGTCGGGCAGGCAATCAGCACGCTGACGTCTGAGCAGTCCGGCTACTCCAGGGTGAAACGGTCCGGGGGAAGCACGGGCGAGGGGGCCCGCGACACCAGTGCCCTCTCGGTGCTCCGCGACCAGGTGTACGACTCGCACGGGCGTAAAGGGCGGGTGAGAGGGGTCTGATGCCGGACTTTCAGATACGCGTCAACGCCACCCGCACCGGCCCCTTCCGTGACGGCAGGTTCCAGCGCGCTGCCAGCCAGTACTCCGACGCGCTCCAGTACGCGGTGGCCGAGCACGGCGAGAAGCTGGTTGTGGCGCGGCTCAACCAGGTGCTGAAGAAGCAGACCCCCTACTACCGCACGCGGATCACCGTCCGTCGGGCACGCGGCGGCTACGAGGTCACCGACCAGGGCGTCATCTACGGACCGTGGCTTGAGGGCACCGGCTCCCGCAACGCGCCCGTCACCCGATTCCGCGGCTACCAGACGTTCCGCCGCGTCAAGCCCATCGTGGACCGGGATGCGAACCGGATCGCGATCCAGCTCCTCAACCGCTACCAGGCAAGGGGGCTACTGCGATGAGCCTCGCAACGACAGACGTTCTCAATGCCGTTGTCACCCATGCGCTATCCCTGGGCATCTTCTCCCAGGTCAATGCACACGAGCCGAAGAACGCCCCGGGTAACGGACTGCACTGCGCGATCTGGGCAGACCGACTCGGCGGCATCCGCTCCTCCGGTCTCGACTCGCTGTCGGCGCGGCTCGGGCTGTCGGTGCGGATCCTCGTATCCATGCAGGGCATGCCGGACGACGACATCGACACCGCCGTCCTCGACGCAGTGGACGCCCTGTATGCGGCGTACTGCGGCGACTTCACCCTCGGCGGCCTGATCCGTCAGGTCGACGTCCTCGGCGCGCAGGGCGTGCCGCTGGACACGGTGTTCGGCTACGTCACCGTTGACGGCGCCGAGTACCGCGTGGCCACGATCAGCCTGCCACTCATCGTTAATGATCTCTGGACGGAGGCCCCGTGAAGTCATCTGGGCTGGGTGATGCGCTCTACATCGCGGGCTACGACCTCAGCGGCGACATCGGCGCGGTCAACTCGATCGCCGGCGGGCCCGCGGTCCAAGACGTGACCGGCATCGACAAGTCGGCGATGGAGCGGATCGGGCTCGTCCGGGACGGGCACATCGACTACACGTCGTTCTTCAACCCCGCTACCGACCGGGCGCACGACCGCCTGTCGCTGCTCCCCACCAGCGACGTCATCGTCAGCTACTTTCGCGGCACGGCCCTGGGTGGCCAGTCGGCGTGCCTGGTCTCGAAGCAGATCAACTACGACGGGACTCGCGGCGACGACGGGGCGTTCACGTTCACTGTGCAGTCGCAGGCCAACGGCTACGGCCTCGAGTGGGGCACGTCGATGACGGCGGGCAAGCGCACCGACACCACGGCCACGAACGGCTCGTCGGTGGACTTCGGTACCGGGTCCACGGCCTTCGGCTTGCAGGCCTACCTGCACGTGTTCGCGTTCACCGGCACGTCGGTGACGGTCAAGTTGCAGGAGTCCTCCAATGACGGGGCAGGTGACGCGTTCGTTGATGTGACCGGCGGCGGCTTCACTGCGGCCACCGGCATCACGTCGCAGCGCATTGAGACCGCTCGCGGCCAGACCGTCGAACGCTACCTGCGGGTTGTCACGACCGGCACCTTCTCCAACGCGGTCTTCGCCGTGTCCGTCAACCGCAATGACACGGGGGTTTTCTTCTGATGCGCGACTTGAACCGCGGGGAGCGGCACCTGTTGCCAGTCACCTCCTACCAATCCTTCGAGATCAAAGCCCCGCTGGGGACGCACTTCCGCTCCGGAACGTGCGCCGAAGCGAACTGCCCCAACTACCTGCACGGGTGGCGGGTCCGTGTCGAGGGCCTGCCACTGGAGATGGTCCACGCCGCCCGCACCTCAGGGCGCCGCTACCGCGAGGAGCAGATCGCGGACGGTGAGACGTGGCTCATGTTCGAGGCCGGTCAGCCGTGCTTCCGCGCCTCCCAGCACCGGGTCCGTGTCGAACGCCCGGAGCTGTACATCGCTCGGGCCGGCGATGCGCGGGGCAACCCGACCGGGCAGGTCACCCGGCATACCCGCCCGGAGCACTGGGTGGAGCAGTTCGCCGACAACCAGGACAAGCTCGCTGCTGTACAGCAGCGGAGCTAAAAGCTCAACGGGCATCGATCTCCTGAAGAAGGCGATCGATTATCTAGAGAGGAAGTGAGTCCATTGGCAAAAGAGAGCGGCTTGGCTTGGAGCGCGCTGTCGATCGACGACAGTTCGGGCTCCCTGCAGGACATCCGCAACGACATCACCAACTTCACGTTCGCCACGCCGCGCGCGGTGCAGGACATCACCGGCATCGACAAGAGTGCGATGGAGCGCCTGCTGCTCCTCGCCGACATGAGCGTGACCCTGAACGGCGTGTTCAACGACGCGGCCAACAAGTCGCACGCCGTGTTCAAAACCGTGCCGTCCACGAGCGTTGGACGCCAGATCACCCTCACCGTGTCGGGCCAGACGCTGGGCACCACGCCGCAGGTGGAGCTGATGTTCACGGACTACGCCCTGACCCGCTCGGACTCCGGCGAGCTCACCTGGTCCGCACCCGGCGTCCTGTCAAATGGCGAAATTCCAACCTGGAGCTAGGGCAAACCAGGCACATCTACTGAAGGGGGCGTCCTCATGGGCTACCGGCACAAGACGAAGCGCATCAACCTCAACTTCGAGGCAGGCCACGACCTCCACGGCCTCGAGGTGTCCCTGCGCGGCCTGAGCCTCGGCAACTTCCTCGAGCTCCAGGGCATGGGCGAAGTCGACCGCAGCAGCCTCGCCGGACAGCTACGCCGGTTCGCCGAGTCCCTCATCGTCTGGAACCTCGAGGACGAAGACACAGGCGAGCCCATCCCCGCCACCCGGGAAGCCGTCTTCGAGCAGGACCAGGACCTCATGCTCCAACTGGCCACCGCCTGGCTGGACGCGCTCGCCGGTGTGCCCGCCCCTTTGGACGAGACCTCGCCAGATGGAAAGCCGTCGCTGGTGGAGTCGATTCCCATGGAAAGCCTGCCGCAAAGCCTCGTGAGCTAGCCCACGCCGAACTCATCCTCGGGCTACTCCAACGGTTCCCGGGCTACACGCTCACCACCCTGCTAGACGAGGACGCCTCCCTGTGGCGGCTCCTGCGCATCGAAAAGCTTGGCGCCCGACACGACGACGGAGGTGATGTTGATGGCTGACGATGTGAGCATCACCGTGCGGGTCCGGGACGCCACCCGCGCGGGCATCGCCGCCGTGAATGCTTCCCTCACCCGGCTGACGCGGTCCGCGAACGACATG